GGTTCTCTGAAGGTTCTGATTAATACTGATAAGGGTTCAAACGATTACACAATTCAAATAGATGATGGCGGTAATTGTAATATTCAAGTAGATAACGGGCAGATTAACCTAGTGACTGGTGGTTCAGGTAATGATATTAACATTGTTTCATCAGGTGATATTAATATGAGTGCTCAGCAAGACCTGAATGTTAAAGTTCTAGGGGATCTAAGTGAAGATGTCGAAGGTAAACAAACAACTCAGGTAACAGGCAATATTGACATTGACGGAAGCCGTATCGACTTAAACTAGGAGACCTCCTGTAAGTAATCTTTTAGATACTATGACACTAGAGGACTCAAACGGTTCCTATGGATTTCGTATTAAAAATTTTTTCGTATGGATAAAACAACTCAAAAGTCGGAAGGAGATTCTATGACTCAATACAAGGGAAAAGACAACTGGAAGAATATGATATCGTATGAAATAGATAAGATGAATAAAGATAGTTATGGTCGTATGATTAAAGAAGGTACAACTTCAGATGAATACTGGGATCAAGAAGAAAAGGATCTTAATGAATCATACAAAGAAAGCGTTAGACAAAGAGAAGAACGACAAGCACGAATAAATAAAGCAAGGATCACTAAAGCACCGAAAGTATTTTGATATGTATTTTATTATAACTGTATGGATTACACTATTCTCAGGACCAGCAGTACACATTGAATCTGTTATGCAATTTCAAGATACTTGGGAGTGCCACGAATACATTTCAGAAAACAAGATGGCATTACTTTTACCTCATATTGAGACTTATGGGGATGATCTAAAAGGATTTGAATTCTATTGTGAGAACAGGTGGAATGATTGATTTCAGTATTGTATTATTACAAATGGGGATTGTAGGTTTCTTTTATACCCTCTTTATATACTTTTGTACGATTACTGAGAACTGGCTTTTCTTTTGGGTGTGTCATATAGTAATACTGTGCTTAATGATTATAGGGTACGCCTAGGAAAAATTTTTTAATAGGTATCGAGGGTTTGTGAGTTTGCGTATGCGGCGGAATAAATAGATATATTATGAAACAACCAATTACTGGCGAGTATGTATCTGAAGGCGGTTCACAACCGATCACAGGTACAGGCGATAAATCAACGAAGTTAGGTTCGGCATATAATAATGCAGAAAAAGGTGTCACCAAGAATGATGGTTCAGGTGGTACACAAGCAGATTTGAGACAATGGTCTCAGTATATGATGTTAGACGAAAACTCTCGCTATCCTGCAAAAGAAGAATACAACAAAATTTCAACTCATTATGAGGCACCGATGGAAGGTGTGTATGAAAAAACTAATGCAAAGCGTTGGCCTTTATTGTATTCAGGTGATCTGTTAAAATATTGTGATCTGATGGTTCGCAATCACTCAGGATCAAATAATGTCATGTTATTACAATCGTGGTGGTCATCAATGTCGCCAGGTGATATTCTACCCAATCATACACACACTTACACCTTACCTTGTCGTACAGTATCAGGTATTGTTTACGAACAGCAAGATTATCCATCATCTAATAAACCGAGAATTAATCTTGTAATGAGACCGTTAGGTCAACAACCTGTTATTATGGAACCTCGTTTTGGTATGTCTATCTTTATGGAAGGTACAACTGAACACTGGACTCCTCGTTATGAAGGTAAGCGTGTTCGCCGTTGTCTCGCTTTTGATTATGCAATACTTGATCAATGGCCGTGTGATTGTCATACAAGAAAAAATGGTATCTGTATTCGTTGTGTACATTATAAGATAGATAGATTTAACTTTCCTGTATTTGCAACTACGGTGACAGAAAAAGAATTATATTATAAACAAAATCTATTTCAAATATTAGAAGCAGGTTTGTTTAAACCTAATTCAGAACCAATTGTTTTACATAGTAAGAAGGATCACTATCGAAGAGGGTGGCGTGAAGATGAAGGTCGTAAGAAAGACTTAACAGCAAAAACAGGAGTATTTCCAAGTTGATTGATTACAATAAAATATCAATATATGATTTTGCACCCGTAAAGGATTTAGTATCACCAGATGAAGAACCTAAGCGTGAGGTTGAAAATAGTTATGACGCCGTAAATGCTCAGGTTCGATACACACATAGAAATTATACAACAAGAGATATAAGACCAAATAAAACTTATAGAAGATATACAAAACAAACAGAATTATATTTTGATGACCCTAGTATGAATCATAAAAGCGAGGGTTGGCAAATTATACCAGATGACCACCAAGTACGAACTAATACAGATGGTATTGTACAAGAGAAAAATTATAGTATGATTGCACCAAGTGATGAAGGTGGTCCTATGCAAGGTGAAATACGAGATTGGATTGAAGAAAAAATAAAGTTGCATACAGGCTCTAATGATATATTACATTTAAGAAGTTGGTGGTCTATACTTACAAATGATGTTGCAGTTCCTGTACACTCTCATACATATCAAACAAAACGAAGAACCATATCAGGTATTATGTGGACTAAAGGTGATATTTGTCCTCTATATGTTCAAAATCCTGGCGATCAAATACCTGATAAGATAAACAATGTGCCTGGTCGTTTAGTTATATTTGGTAGTAATACAAATCACTGGACAGATCCTTATCCCCACCGTAATGTAAGGGCAGGTATCTCTTTTGATTATATGATCAATGATCAAGATTGTTGCTCTTGCCAAGGTGAACAGTTTTGTTTTCGTTGTGTTCATTTAGTAAAAAATTTGAAAAAGGTAGGTATTCAAAATATCTATTCAGGTGGTAGCACTACTGTAAAATATGAGATGAAAGATAATAAAATAGAAGAAGCAAAGGGACCTGGACAGTCTCAATTAAAGAACATACCAGAGTATAAATAGTGGTATGGCTGATAACGAAGAAACATATATCACACGATACGGAGAAGAACTAGGTAAAGGCTGGTCACAAGCAAAGACAGGAAAGAAAGAGTTAGACGATCACTTTCAAGATATTTACGATATGGCTGCCTTATTAGATGAGTCTAATAAAAGACCTAACGAACCGTATATAGATAAGACAACACTGGCTGCTGTTGATCCTGTATTCTACACAGGTGGTAGTAGAGATGACACAGGCACTTGGGTAGAGGATGGTACTGAAAGTGTCGAAGGTCTAGGAATACGAGAACCTGAAAAAGCAGGTAAATGGGAATGGTGGGGTTTAGAAACTGCTGCTGGTCTCAGACAATTATTTACTCATTCAAAATACAAATTACCTGAACATAATAAGGATGATTTACTTGTAGTTGGTGCAGGTAGAGGTGCGACTGGTTTCTTTTTAGGTGATACAGGCCTTTCTAATAATAATGGTATATTTAAAAATATTACCATGGTTGAAGAGGATGAAAACTTAGTTAAGTATTCAAATAGTTTAATTACAAAAGCAGGTATTACAAATGTTAAATCTGTACAAAATAGATCAATAGAAGAACCGTCACCAAGAACTGTTGGTTATGATGAGATGGTCTCTAAACAATATGATGTAATTATTGCCACACTTCCTTTCTCTAATCAACAAAAAGGTGTTTACTATATTAATCAACAAGTCAGAACATTAAGAGGCGAAATAGAAAGTGGCAATGGATATCCAGGTGGTGCTTGGCCTTTAGGTTCAGGTAATACTGATTTCTATACAGATATAAAAAAGTTTGAAGATAAATGTTATGATGAAAATTTTAATAGACATAGTGTTTTATTTACTAAAGCAAATAAACTTTTAAAACCTAATGGACTATTAATAACTGTTCATCATACACACGCCAGCGATATAGATACTTTTTCAGATATGATATCTCAAGGCAATTTATCTTTAGAATACCATACTATGATTGATAAAGGTATGGGCGCTCGGTCAATAGCAAGACATTTCTTTTTAAGAAGGGTATTAGTATCTACAACAAATTCAAATATGTGGATAATGGCTTGTAGAAAAAAATAAATTATTTTATTATTATGTTTTTAGGTATGCACATTGGGATCCATGATTCCAACATTTCACTTTATAAGGATGGTAAGACTTACTATGCTAAGTATGAAAGGCATAGTAATATAAAGCACGGCGCTGGTAATATACAATGGATAGTTAATACTTTAAAGCGTTGGGGGGTAAATGATCCTGCAAATGATATTAAACACATAGTAAGTTGTTGCTCATTTTATGAAGATCCTGAATGGCAAGAAGGCGAGGTAACCTTCTATGGTGGTTCACCAACAACCGACTATTCTCAACACCATAATATTTTTGATAGCACAGTAATTGATCCTCTATTATTGAATAACTTTAAAGTCATTAGAATATTAAAGACACAATGGAAAGCAAAAGTAGAAACAATAGATCATCACGAAGAACACAATCATAGCACATTTAGGAACTATAAAAACTTTTGTCTCGATGGTAAAGGTACAGGTAATAACTATGCTTTAATTGAAGGTAAAAGACTTCAGATAGGTAAAGATGGCTGGCCATTTGGTAGTTATCTTACAAGAATAGGATTACATATGGGTTTGCAACATGGCGCTGAACCCTGGCACCAGATACTTGATTCTCTAGATATGCCTGGTAAGATTATGGGTCTACAAGCATATGGTAATGTTTCAGAAAAGTATAAAGATTTAAAAGATATTAATTTAATACAGGCTGTTGCTAGTCAAAAAGATCCTGGGTTTTACAATAAAGAGTGGTTAGACTTTGTAGCAACAGCACACGACACACTTGTTAAAGAAAACTTACAAAGATTTAGAGATAACTTTAAACCAGGTGAAACTATAAGTTATACTGGTGGTGTTGCTTTAAATGTAGTTGCAAATGATGAAATTAAAAAAGAGTTTGATATTAAGATACCACCACATTGTGGCGATGAAGGATTATCATTAGGTGCATTAATCTATCTAAGTAGAATATATGACTTTGAAGTTAAACTAGATAACTTTCCTTTTTGTCAAGATGATGAACTACCTTGGGATGAAGTATGTTCTCATACAATTAAATCTACTGCCGAGGCACTTGCAAGAGGTAAGATAGTAGGTTGGTATCAAGGTCATGGTGAAATAGGACCTAGAGCATTAGGTAATCGCTCTATACTTATGGACCCTACAATTAAAAATGGTAAACAAAAGATAAATCAAGTTAAGAAACGAGAACCTTGGAGGCCATTTGGTGCTAGTGTTAAACAAGATCAAGCACATAGATTTTTTGAAATGACTGATAGTCCTTTTATGATGTACAATACAAAAGTTAAATACTCTGGTATACCAGCGGTTACACATAGAGACGGTACTTGCAGACACAATACGGTAACACCTGAAATGAATCCTGCATACTACGAACTATTAGATCAATTTGAAAGATTAACTGGTGTGCCTGTATTATTGAATACCTCTTTAAATTTACAAGGTGGTCCCATTTGTGGTAAAAGAGAACAGGCTATAAAATTATTTAACGAAGCAAAACAATTAGATCAATTAGTGATAGGCAGTAAAACATGGACAAGATGAATTATCTTATAGTTTCGCCAGTTAGGTCTGGTAGTTCTTGGTTGAATAGTGTTTTAGAAACACACTATAAACTTTATAATGTAGGTGAAACACTTTGTAAAATTAGTCCCGATTTTGTAGAAGATGATCAGTCAACACTTAAAGCAAAGTATCACGACCATCAAGTATCAGATGGTTACAGAAAAAGTATGGTAAAAATGTGGAGTGAAGAACTTAGAAATCTTCCTAGAAATGAACAGATAGATTTTATTGCTGAGAAAAAACCTATTGTTGCAAAATTCACACCTTGGGATCTATATGAAGATGAGAAACTAGATGGTCGTTTAGGTAATGGATATAGATTAGAAGTATTACAAGAAAAGTGGGCACCACTAACAACAATATTTTTATATAGAAAAAATCTAGTAGAACATTTTTTATCTTTCTTAGCATTTCATCAAACAGGTATAGGTAATGCAACTAGTCAATTTATGCAATATCAAAGACCTGTTTCTGATTTTACTGATAATTGGATTACATATCATAAAATGCATATGGAGTTTATGGATAGGTGTTATAGAGATCATAAGTTTGACTATACTGTGGCCTATGAAGATTTATTTACTATGGATGAGTTGTGTGGTATACCATTAAAACAATACGAAGGACAGTTTACTTTTAAACTTAATAAATATACTAGAGAAGAAAAGGATGAGGTAATCAGGAGAACTGGTTATAGTGAAAATTATGAAATACATTGATTTAATAAATGAGCAAGAAAAGAATGACTCTTGGTTCTTAAAGTTTTGTAAGAACTGGTTATTCATACATGAAGTTAATGCCATGCCACCAGTAGAAGGTAGCAATGGTAAATACTTTTATATACTTAGAATATTTCCATTTGGTTTTATACCAATACTCAATCACCTAGTAATTAATATAATCTACAATGATTATACAGACTATCATAATCACCCGTGGAGGATGTACACACTTATACTATGGGGCGGATATAAAGAGATTATAATAAACAGACATACAGGAGAAAAGACTATCAAGAATAGGCGGCCTGGTTCGTTTAATGCAGATACCAAACTAGATGATTTTCATAGAATAGAATTATACAAAGATAAAACCATTTCTATAATGTGGAAAGGTTTTAAATATTTAGACCCTAAATCTAGACAGAGGAGTTTTGAATTCTTTGTAGAAGAAACTGGTGAGACTATGCCAAGTTATAAGTACTGGGCAAGAAAAGGTTGTACTCGTCAGCAACAATTGGATGGTGTTAAGGTTTGGTATCCTAGAAAGTGGTTAGTACCTGGTATAGTTAAAAGGTGGTTTGATTATTACAATGGTAAGTAAGGATCAATGATCTTATACATATGGGTGTAGTTCCCTCAGAATAGGGCTAGATACCTACACAGGATATATTACTGGCGATGGATCGTCTCTCGCCTTCACCTTCAAATGGATACACTAAATGGTTTATGTGTAGTGGAAACAACACTAATTTTCCTACTACTGGCTGTACCAAACTTGTTCCTGAAAATTTAAATCGTTCTATCTCGTCTATTGATGTTGTCGGATCAGTCATAAAACATAAATGACCATCTGTAATACCATTTAAATCAAAATCTCTAATAAATCCTTTTGTCTCATACATTTCTCTATCAGGACTAATCGTTTCTAATTGTTTTGGCACTTTTGTCCATAATACAGTTGCAAATCCTGGGGCTTGATTAGGTACATTATGACAATGAATAGGATTGTAATCACCCTCGTATTGATGAACTGACCATATATCTTCAGTCTTTATCACTTTATCAGAATAATTATTTTGGGAAAGAATAGAAAATTCTTGAATATATTTTTTACTTAATTCGTGAGTTAGGTCTGTATATTCTTTTATGATAGGTTCTTCTTGCTCTAAGTAAAGTTGAAATCCTTTTTTAATAACACCTGCAAGAGTTGGGGCAGCATTATGGTTAAATTTATACTTCTTATCATCAGAAACTTTATCTAATAAATCATTTAACCCATCAACCATATCCTGAGGGATCATAGTTTCTAGAAATAGTGCCTTAGGTATAATTTCTTTTTTATATTCTAAATACATTTTATCTAAATGGCGGTCCGTTAAACCAAGCAACAGCACTTAATCGTGTGCCTTTTGTGACCGGTGTCACCTTATGTCTAATAAAAGATGGAAAAACTAATACTGCACCTCGTTCTCTAAATCTCTCATTTGTCCATGTTTGTAATTCGCTTGTTTGACTATGTTTAGGTAAGTCTGTAAAGTACATATTGCCACCTTCATAATCTTCACTATTTGATAATTGTATTGATACACTTATTTTTCTACACATACCAATCATACTTTCATCAGGTGTTTCATTGATAGCATATTCTTGTTTATTAGGTGATAAAACTTTACTAGCAAAATGATCAGAGTCACCGTCTATATGCCAATCGTAATGTTGATTTAAACCATATTTTGTGAACTGTATATTTTCTATTTGTCTTACATCAAAACGCCAGCCTGCTTCTTCATTTGCCTTATTAACAAAAGGTCTTACACATTCATAAATATCTTCACCATGTAACCAAGATATACGACTTGCTCTAACTTTATCATCTTTTGAATATGTTTGATTTTCGTTTTGATGAGTTGCGACTTGCTCTTGTGCTTCAAGACCTCTTTTAACCAAGAAATCACAGCGCTCTTTTGAGAGGCCGTGTTCACCTGTAAATACCCAGCAGATATTTCTTAACATAATTTATCCATAACCATCACTTTTCTTTATTAACAATCTACTTAAAAAAGTAGAAGAACCAGAATACTCGGCGTCAAAAGCATTCTTCAATAATATATATAACGGATAAAATAAAGGTATTCTAATAACTCTCTTACCTCTTACAAGTAATATATACCAGAACCAACTACCTTCTATATGGCTAAATCCTACACAACCTTTAATCATATCTTACTTTCATTATAATACATGGTCGGAGTGCCAAGATTTGAACTTGGGACCCCCTGGTCCCAAACCAGGTGCGCTACCAGGCTGCGCTACACTCCGACTATGTATTATAGATAATATATCAATAGTCCTAAAACACTAGAACTAAAGGTACAAATATTTGTGGTTACGATTGCATATTCTTTCCAAGATATACCCACACTAAACCACAAGGCACTTGCTGTCATTAATATAATACTACTTAATGGATGTATATCTACGGCAGCAAAAAATACTCCTAGAATAACAGCAACGGTACCTGCCCATTTTAAATATGTTATATTTTTTGTTTCTGATTTCATTAACTCAGTATCATATAAACTAATACTACTGGTAGAGTAAGTAAAATTATTTCCATTATCCTTCTCCTCTTAAAATTTTTAAATCTCGATGAGCATTTTTCAAAGCACTTGATAAAAATCCTACCATGTAAAATGCCCTATCACTATTTGTTTTATAATTTAAGAATTGATCTTTAGATTTACTTTCACCAGTACCAAACATATAATTCATTATATCTTGATCGGTTGTTCCTGTTAAGTATCTACTCATTTGCCTTCTCCTCTAAACATTTAAAAGCATATTTTTCTGCCTGATCTTTAGACATACCTTCTTCAAGACCTTCTTCATACTTATCTTCTAAAAATGTCTCAATATAATAACTACTCATTAGTCCTCCATTTCCATTACATCTTCGATTGTTAGATTAATCGAACTTGCAACTCTTTCAATTTTATCGCCTATCAGGTTTTCATCACCCATATAAGCGCCAGCAAGAATAGCATTGTATTCTGCCTTTAAGTTTTTTAATTCAGCCATTGTTGACTGAATATTTACATCTTCATCAAAATTTGACATTTTAGTCCTCTTTCTGTTAGTGGTTAATAATTACCATGTTTGTTAATTTTCTAATAAGACCGTCTAGGTCTAAATCGTACACATGGTCGTAAGCGTCTTTTTTTAGTTGTTTAGCATAATCTAATTTTTCAATCAGATTTTTACATTCTTTAAATTCTCTATGAACTCTATAAATTGTCTTGTATTGAAAATTACTCATTATGCAGCCCTCACTAAGTCTTTAATTAATTCAATTTTTCTTTCAATTTGTAGTTTCTCATCAAATGTTCCACTATATGTTTGACCGGTTGAATTTTCCCAAAGTTTCTTGGCAAATTCAAATTGTCTTTTATATTGCATACTATATTTCATTTTTAGTCCTTTTGTTTTTGTTAATATACGATTATTATACACTAGGGAAACTACGAAAACAAGCAAAAAATGGATAAAAACCGAGGGAAAACGGACTTTCTTTCGTTTAGAATCAATAACTTAGAAAAATCGCAGAAAACTGCGAAAAATTAGTAAAAATGACGGAAAACTGCGAAAAATTAGTAAAAAAAGACACTCTGGAAACTCTTATAAATAGTGAATATGACGGATCCTTGTTATGACGGCGTGAATTTTTACGAATCACGCAATTTTGTGTGGAATTTAATACTAGAAAGACACGAATATATCGTGGAAGTAGTAAATCCTAGTATTTTACTTGAAAGATCCGTAAAAATAACAATCGAGGGTGTTACCTTCGGAACAAGGAGATAAAAATGGATAATATTATCAAATTTTTTAGAGATGGATTAGAAGTATTTTGGCCTAAATCTAAAAAAGTAGTAAAAAAGAAGAAAAAAACAACTAAGAAAAAGAAAAAGTAATTATGGCAAAGGTATCAAAGCACTTTGGTCAAAATTCAGGGCATACTCCAACATATAAGGGTAGTTCTCAAGGCAGAAAACCCATAACGAGTACAATGAATAAGTCCAAAAAGAGATCATTTAAAGCATATCGTGGTCAAGGTAAAAGGCGTTGAACGGACAGTTCGTTATCAAAATAGGTACAGATTTATTAGAGTTTTCTAATTATAATGATATTCCTGATAAGTTTGATAATGTAATTATTTTTAAACCTGAATTTCCTGATGCTCCACATAGTGAAGAGGATCACGAATTCATAGCAACTTTCGATTCTAAACTAAAAGAATTGATGAAGAGAGAGACTAATGCCAGCGGTAACTAGAATAGGGGATGCAGATGTTGCTCATTGTAGCGGTATGACTCGGGCCCAAGGTTCGGGTAATGTATTTGCAAATGGCATAGCAGTTTCTAGACAAGGGGATAATAACACAGGTCACTTATTACCTGGTGTTCCTTGCCCCTCACACTCAGCACCTATTGCTTCAGGATCATCTACTGTTAAGGTAAATAATAAGGGGTGTGGTCGTGTAGGTGATGGTATATCAGGTTGTACATCTGTGGCTGCAGGATCTTCTAATGTATTTGCAGGAGGATAGAGGTATCCAATATAAATAGAAGTATGGCATACAACTACACAAACTCTACGGGAACTAAAAGAAATACTAAAGTATGGAAAGATTTGAATTTAAATTTTACAAGTCACCCAACAACAAAAGATGTTATAAAACTTGAAGGTGTAAATGCTGTAAAACGAAGTGTAAGAAATCTCATTAATTTAAATCATTATGAGAAACCTTTTCACCCAGAAATAGGATCAAATGTAAGAGACCTTTTATTTGAACCTATGACACCACTTACTGAAGTCTTTTTGGCTAAGAAGATTGAAGAAGTTTTAATAAATCACGAACCTAGGGTTAGGTTGGTGAGAGTAAATATTAATTCTAATCCAGATCAAAATAGATATAGAGTTTGGATTGAATTTTATGTTGTTAATCATCCTGAACCGGTTCAGGTCGAAACATTTTTAGAGAGACTAAGATAATATGGCTACAACAACTAGTGCTAACGAAACAAAAAAATTACAGGTTACAGAATTAGACTTTGATCAAATCAAAACTAATCTTAAAAACTTTTTAAGAAATCAAGCAGAGTTTGCTGATTTTGATTTTGAAGGTTCTGGAATGTCAGTTCTTCTCGATCTACTTTCTTACAATACACACTATTTAGGATTTAATGCTAATATGTTAGCGAATGAAATGTTCCTTGATAGTGCAGCTTTAAGATCAAGTGTAGTATCATTATCTAAAATGTTAGGTTATACTCCTGCTTCAGCAATCGCACCTGAGGCCGATATTACTGTTGTTTTAGCAAATGCGTCAGGCGCTTCGGTAACAATGCCTGCAGGAACAAAATTTACATCAACTGTTGGCGATACACAATATACCTATGTAACCAATTCAGACAAAACAATAACACCTCAAGATAGTGTTTACACATTTTCAAATGTAAAAATTTATGAAGGCACTAGAATAAATTTTCAATATACAGCAGATAGTAATAATGAAGATCAAAGATTTATAGTTCCTAATTCTAATGCTGACCTGACAACATTAAAAGTTGAAGTACAAAATTCTTCATCAGATACACGATCATTTACATATTCAAAAGCAACATCATTAACCGGTGCAGCTTCAGACACTAGAGTTTATTTTACTCAAGAAGTTGAAGATGGTAAATTTGAAGTATATTTTGGTGATGGTGCTGTAGGTAAAAAAATACAAGATGGTAATATCGTTAAATTAACTTACATTGTTACCAACAAAACAGTTTCAAATGGTGCAAATAGTTTTTCATTATCAGGCACTATTGCAGGATTTTCTGCTCAATCAATTACAGTTAATAGTAAATCTACTGGCGGTTCAGAACCAGAAAGTATTGCTTCTGTAAAATTAAATGCACCTTTACAGTTTAGTTCTCAAGATAGAGCGGTAACAGCAGCAGATTACAAAACACTAGTAAAACAAATATATCCTGCGGCAAATGCTATTCAAGTATGGGGCGGTGAAGATAATTCTGTGCCTCAGTATGGTAAAGTTTTTATATCAGTTAAATTAGCAGATGGTTCTAATTTAACTTCAGTAGATAAAACAGATATTGAAACACAATTAGGTCAATATGCTGTTGCTTCAGTTAGACCATCTTTAGTAGATCCTGAAACAACATTTATTGTTTTAGGTGTTAATTTTAAATATAATAGTAATTTAACAACTAAAGACTCAACAACTTTAGCAAGTGAGGTTTTAACAACACTATCAAACTATTCAACTGACTCTTTAAATAATTTTGTTGGTGTGTTTAGACATAGTGTGGTAAGTGGAATAATAGATGATACAGATCCGTCAATCGTAAGTAATATTACAACGGTAAAAGTTTATCAAAAATTCACACCTCTTATAACTTCTACTGCAAATCAAAAATATACAATATCATTTAATAATTCAATTTATAATCCACATAGCGGTCATAACTCTGCGGCTGGTGGTGTTGTTTCAACAACAGGTTTTAAATTAAACAATGATAATGTAGTTGAATATTATTTTAATGATGATGGTGCTGGTAATATTAGATTATACCACTTAGACAATGGACAGATAACTTATGATAATAATAATTGGGGTACTGTAAACTATGATACAGGTGAAGTAGTTATATCATCAGCAAGAATAACTGCTGTCTCAGAGGTCGATGGTGCTGTTTCAACACAAATTAGAGTTACCGTAATACCAAGATCAAATGATATCGCACCCGTAAGAGGTCAAGTTTTAAATATTGATACAGCAAATTCAACAGTAGAAGGCACAGTTGATACAATAGAAAGTGGATCAACTTCTTCTGGTGTAGGATATTCAACTTCAACTAGTTATTCTTCCTCTGGTGGCAGCACCGGCGGTACATACTAACATGGATGTTAAATGTCTGATAGTTATTTCACATTAAAAGAAAAAATATCATCTTTAGTAAGCCAACAAGCACCTGATTTTGTAAAATCGGATCACTCTGGGTTTACAGATTTTCTTCAAACATATTATATATTTTTAGAAGCAGCCGAACTTCAACTTACAAATATTTCTGAACAGGACGAAGTATTACTAGAGTCTGATAATGTTGCTTCTTTACAAAAATTAATTTATGAGGATGCTACAGATGAAACTGGTGATACAATTATATTAGAAGAAAATAGTTTTTTATCAGCATTCAAAAATGGTGAAGTGGTTACAGGTTCTACTACTGGTGCTCAAGCAACAATATTAAGTACAAATATTTCAGATAAAAGATTGTTTATAACTTCACAATCTAGATTTAAAACTGGTGAAACTATCACAGGTGGCACTTCAGGCGCAACAGCAACGATAGGTAAATATAGAGCAAATCCTGTACAAAATATTCAACAACTTTTAAATTATGCAGATTCTGATAAAACTGTTTCAGACTTTTTAGGTGAAATGAGAAAGTCTTTTATGTCAGGTATTACTGATAATTTAGCTGTCTTAACAGATAAAAGAAAAACATTAAAAAATATAAAAGACTTATACAAAGCAAAAGGAACTAAGAAAGCAAACGAACTATTTTTTAGATTATTATTAAATGAAGAGGCAGATGTTTACTATCCTAATAGAGACTTACTAAAAGCTTCAAGTGGTGATTGGCAAACTAGAACGATTTTAAGAGCAACACAAACTGCAGGATCGCTACTCAATTTAAAAGGTCAAACAATTACAATGACAACTTCGAGTAGTACAGCAACTGCAAGATGTATAGATGTCACCAAATTTATTTTGTCAGGAACAGAGGTATTTGAATTACAGTTAGATAAAAAATCAGTTAATGGTACTTTTACAAATGGCGAAAATATTATAGGTATTGATAATACAGATTCGACTTTAACTGCAAAGGGTGTTATAAAAACAATTATAGGTGGATTTAGTATAACGAATGATGGGTCTTTATATAATGTTAATGATACAATAACTGTATCAGGTGGTGGTGGAACGGATGCGTCTGCTCGTGTTGAGGCAGTCGGAGTGGGTCCATTAACAGATGTATTCGTATCAGCAGGTGGAACAGGTTATGCTGTAGGAGACTCAGTTAGTTTTGATACAACTAACTCTGGTGGTAATACACCTGAGGCTGTGGTGTCAGTAGTTAATGGAGGTTTTGCACCTGAGACAGGCAGTATTTCAGCATACAGTATGGCTGCAGATGATCATATTGTGTTAGAAGATAATACACAATTTTTGGATCACTATGCTGGTGATAAAATTGTGCAAGAAACAGGTACGAGTGCAACAAAAGATATTACAGATATAAGAATTGTTAGAACAGGAACAGGATACAGTAAACCGCCAACAGCAACGGTAACAAGTAGTGGCGGTTCTGGTGCTTCAATACTTGCATATGGTGATGAAATAGGAAAAATTACTGAAACACTATTAATAGATCCGGGTGTAAATTACACAGGCTCACCTACAATAACAGTACCTATTAATATGGTAAATACTGCTTTATCAGGAAATGTTACCGTTGATGAAACTTTTACAGGTGGTACATCAAGTGCTGAAGGAACGGTTACAGGATTTGCAAATAGTATAGTTTCTTTTACCGCAACATCAGGAACTCCTGTCGTAGGCGAAACAATCACATATTCAGGTGGTACGACTGGCGTTGTTAAAAAAATAGATCCAGCTACATTAACTGCCACAACTGGCACAGTTGTTGAAACATCAGGAAAGTTTATTAGTCAAAATGGTTATGCTTCTGAAAAAGCAAAAAGAATACAAGATAGTTTTTATTATCAAGACTATTCTTATGTCATTAAGGTTGGTGAAACAATCGCAAACTGGAGAGATTATATTAAGAAAGCAATACACCCATCGGGATTTGCTGTTAGTGGACAAGTTAGAATACAAAATAGAGTAAGTGGACAAATATCAGTTCCTGTTGAAGGTCTTATTTCTGGTCTTTCACAATCCCCATTATTCTTTACACTAGAACAATTATTCTCTACTGCATTTGGTCGTAGATTAGGAACAGAAACAGACGGTTCTACATTAAGAAGTAATCCTGAGAGTGGTGTGGATGCAGCTGACATAGATACAGCATTGGCTGCAACAACAAGAGATATTACAGTAAAACAAAGAATAACAGTTAAAGTTGTAGGAGATGGTGCAGATTTAGATTTCAATGTAGGTGGTACACAACAAACAATAGGGTATGCCTATGCAGGACCTAAGGTTAAAAGCACATTTTTCAATGCCACTAGTGTATTTGATGGTGTCTATAATCAGAAATCAGGAAACTTACCTGGTAATAGTTTAGCCTTTACACAATCGGGTGTTCCTGTTTCTCAAATAGGGACTGCGGCTGTAGTAAATAATCGTGCATTAACGATAGCAGAATTACAAAATGTATTTGAACAGGTGACAAACGCAAGTATTTCAGACGCAACAAAGGATACTAGTCCTTTTACTAAATGGAATATTGCAATACCTGCCTATGTTGCACCTACTAGTCTAGGATTTGACACTACTGGTACTACTTTTGATGATACCACAATAACTTTTGATAAGGCATAAAAATAATTATAAATAGTAAAAAGAGAGAGACAAATGGCAAAACAATCAATTAATCTAGGATCAAGTGCAAATGATGGTACGGGTACTACTATTCGTGCTGGAGGTGATATAGTTAATGATAACTTTAATGAATTATATACTGCTATAGGAACGGGATCTAACTTACAAATTACAGTTTCAGGTGCTTCTAACGGTCAAGCATTAATTTATAGTTCTTCAAATTCAAGATTTGAACCTGCAAACCAATCTGGTGGTCTCTCAGATATTGTTGGTGATACTTCACCTCAACTCGGAGGAGACTTAGATGTAAATAGTAATGGTATTATATCTGCAAGTAATGGTAATATTCCTATTACTCCTAACGGATCAGGTAAAATTATACTTGACGGATTAGACTGGCCTACAGGTGATGGCTCTGGCGGTCAATTTTTACAGACAAATGGTTCATCACAATTAGCATTTGCTACAGTATTACAAAATGTAGCAGAGGATACATCCCCTCAATTAGGTGCAAACTTAGATGTTCAAACTAACGAAATTACTACCTCTACTTCTAATGGAAACATAAAATTAAATCCTAATGGTACAGGTGTTGTTGAAGTAAAAGGTGATGGTTCTTCAGCAGATGGTACGGTTCAATTAAACTGCTCTCAAAACTCTCACGGTATTAAACTTGCGTCACCACCTCATAGTGCAGCTCAATCATACACACTTACATTTCCACAGACTGCACCAGTCGCTAATAAACTTTTACAAACTGATGGTTCTGGTAATTTATCGTTCTCTTCAGATTTAACCCTTGACTCATTAACAATGTCAGGTAGTGGTAATGTTACCTTTACAGCCGCAACAACACTGGCGCTTAATGCAAACACAGGCGGTACGGTTGTTGTTAATGACGGTTCTAATAATGCTGACTTTAGAGTAGAGTCCGATAATGATACTCACATGCTATTTGTTGACGCTGGTAGTGACCATGTAAACATAAAAGCATCCGCTGATTTAGGGGGTGTGTTAAATGTTGGTGGTACAACTGTTATTCAAACTAATGACAATTCAGACACACTTACACTTCAATCAACAGATACTGACGCAGCTATTGGGCCAAATTTAAATCTTTATAGAAATGCTGGTAATGGTGCTGATGCAGATAACTTAGCTACAGTTGCTTTTGCTGGTAATGACGATGCTGGTAATGCTACAGACTTTGCTAGAATAACTGCACAGATTGATGACGCAAGTAATGGTTCAGAAGATGTCTATTTACACCACAGAACTATGGTGAGTGGAACAGAACGATTAAGAATGAGTTTATTACAAGCTGAAACTGTATTTAATGAAGAATCACAAGATATAGATTTCCGAGTAGAGTCCGATGGTAATGCTAATATGTTATTTGTTGACGCTGGTAATGATAGAGTTGGAATAGGAACTTCTAGTCCAACAACTACCTTATCAGTAAATGGAGTAATTACACACATAGGCGGCACAGCTTCTTCAACAAGTGATTTAACAACAGGTGGATTACATTTTCACGATAGTTCTACCTCTGCTGGTGATATTATGCCAATCACTTTTACTCCTAGTGCAACTGCTGATAGGGCTAGAGCAGGTATAGGGTTTATTTCAGTAAATGCTGGTGGTTCGGCAGGTTTTGCGGCAGATATTGCTTTCTATACTAGAAGTGCCGCAGATGGTACAACATTAGGTACATCAGATGAAAGAATGAGAATTAATGCAGATGGTCAAGTACTTATTGGAGGCACTAATGCTACATTCGGTGAACTTGGTATTACCGGTAGCAGCAACGGTGACGCAAATATTGATATGTATGCTAGTGTTGGTTCTAGTGCTCTTGGTAAAGCAGAAATATTTTTCTCTACCGACTCAAGTTCAGACCATGTATCAATAGCGTCAATAGTTGCACAACAACCAACAGGTGATCAGGCATCAAGAAAAGGTGAAATAGTATTTAATGTGGCTGACAATGGCGGACCAGCTGCAGCTTTAACGATAGCAAATAACGGAGTAGTAAGTGGTAACTTAAACGATACTTCAGATGAAAACTTAAAGAAAAATATTACAGATTTAGGGGCGTCAACAGATATTATTAAAGCATTGAAACCAAGAAAATTTGACTGGAAACAAACATCGGCTGGATCGAATATTGCTGGTTTTGTGGCACAAGAGGTTGCAACAGTAATATCAGACGCTGTAGTTGGTAATGATTATATTGCTACTACTTACTATACTGAAAGTGATGATATACCTAATGGTTATGCGGTTGGTGATATTAAAGATCATGGCGATAAAGGTAAAGCGTTAAACACTACAGCGATACTAGCCCACGCAGTAAAAACCATACAAGAATTAGAAGCAAGAATTACAACATTAGAGGGATAGTATAAATGCTATGGCAGAGAAAGAGTACATAGTCACCCTTAAAAAAGGTGTAAATGCTGACGAGTTCAATTCAGAGATGACAGCCAGTTCTGGCTCAGGAAATATTCCTAATCGTACAGTAGATGTCGCAAACGCAAGAACAAAATCAATCAGAAATACACATTATGGTTTAGAAGAATCTGAAGCACAGGATCTTAAAAATGATCCTAGAGTAGAAGATGTTGAAGTTCCACCAGATCAAATTCCTAATGCTGTAATTGGCCACGATTCTACAAGAACAGGTACATACAATAAAACAACTAGTAGCACAGGTACATTTCAAAACTGGGGATTAATAAGATGTCAAAATCAAACAAATAATTACGGTACAGGAACAACAACAAGTGATAATTATAACTTTACAGCAGACGGCACTGGTGTAGATTTCATAGTTCAAGATAGTGGTATTCAAACAGATCATCCTGAATTTCAAGATAGTGGTGGTTCTAATAGATGGTCAACTTTAAACTGGTATACTGCTTCAGGTGTTTCAGGATCTCAAAATGCAAATCACGATAGAGACTATGATGGTCACGGTACTCATTGTGCTGGTATTGCCGTTGGTAAAACTTTTGGTCACGCTCAAGGGGCAAAAATATATGGACAAAAACTTTCAGGTTTAGAAGGAACAGGAGATACTGGTACAGGTATTTCTATTACAGACGCCTTTGATTGTATAAAAGGTTGGCATAATGCTAAGTCGGGTGCAAGTGCAGGTAGACCAACAGTCGTAAATATGTCCTGGGGATATAGTACAACTCATAATGATTTACCCTCAGCATTAAATTATCAAGGTGCTGCTAAATCAGGAACTGACATAGATAGTTTAGCAGAATTAAGAACATTTAAATATACTGCTTTTCCAGGTTCCGCACCATACAAAACACCTTTACGAGTTGCTTCGGTTGATGCTGATATAGATGAAATGATAGACGCAGGTATACATATTTGTCATTCTGCTGGTAATAATTATTATGCTCACGATTTAACAACAGGTTCAGATTACAATAACACTTATACAATAGGTGCTGGTACAGGATATTATAATAGAGGTTCTTCTCCATATTCAGTAAATGCTTTTAATGTGGGAAATATTGATAGTACTGCTTATAGTTCAACTCAAGATCAAAAAGCGGAAAATTCAACTAACGGACCTGCGGTAGATATCTATGCCCCAGGTACTTATGTTATGAGTGCTTGTAGTACGACAAATGTTAAAAGTGGTCAAAACTATTATGCTGATTCTAATTTTAAACAAGTTAATATATCAGGTACTAGTATGTCAGGCCCTCAGGTTGCAGGTATTTTATGTTTATTATTATCTGTAAACCCGCAACTAACACCTGCAGAATTAAAGACATTAGTACATAGTTTATGCACAACTGATAAAATCTATGATCCCGCAGATGGCAACTTTGCAAACTGGAGAAATTTAAACCCAGGTTCTACACCTAAAAGATTTTTGTTCAATCCTTATACAGGTGCGAATGTACTAACAATAACTACTTAAAAAATGTATATAAATAACTAGAGAGGATTAATGTATAACAGATTGAAAAAATCGTTATAAATAGTTTATAGGAATAAAACAATGGCAGCAATAATTACAAACAAATTCAGAATAAATAATGCGGAACAATTCGTTGAATCGTTCTCAGAAGCGTCTCCGACTGCGTATTATTTGTTTATAGGTAGACCTCAGGCGTGGTCAACCGATGTGGATGTACAAGGAAATTCAATAAATGAAGGAACTGATACTACTCCACCAACACCAAATGACGATATTTCAACTGAGTACTACTCTTATGATGAATTACTCGGTGCTAAAAAAATAACAAGTTCAGATATTAGTAATGTAATTCAACGAAGAACATGGACTAGTGGTACAACTTATGATATGTATGAACATAATATAAGTGCTTCAAATACCGCAAATAGTGGTGCAACAAATCTATTTGACTCAAACTTCTATGTAATCAACTCTGCCAATAATGTTTACAAAGTTATTGAGAATGATGGAAACACAGCTTCATCAAACGAACCTACTTCTACATCATCAGCTATATTTTCAACTGCTGATGGATACAGATGGAAATTTATGTATTCATTAACAACATCTGAAGCAACTAATTTTACTACTACTGACTTTATTCCTGTTTCAACTGATTCAACTGTATCTGCGGCTGCCGTCAATGGTGCTTTAGATACAATTTTAGTAGTAGCTGGTGGTTCTGGTTATACTTTAAGTTCAGGATCAACAATTTCTGCTATACCTATTCGTGGTGATGGTTCTGGTGGTATTGCTTCGGTAACAATAACAGGTGGTGCTATTTCAGCTGCTACGATAACAACTGCAGGCACTGGTTATACTTACGCATATATTCGTAATGCAGATATTATTGCTGCAACAAATGCTGCTGGTGGTGGTTCTGGTGGTAATCTAAATGTTATTATTCCACCTAAAGGTGGTCATGGTAAAGACGCTGTTAAAGAGTTAGGTGGTTTCTTTGTTATGATGAATGTTGATCTTTCTGGTGCTGAAGGTACTTCAGATATCTTGGCAGCAAATGACTTTAGACAAATTGGTGTAGTAAGAGACCCAACAAATTTTGGTACTACAACTGTTTCTAGTGCCACAACACTAAGAGGCGTTAATGCGGTATTAATTAATTCGTCACCGACACCAGGAACTTTTGTTGTTGATGAAAAAATTTCACAGGCAACTACTGGTGCTGTAGGAAAAGTGGTTAGTTGGGATTCAACAAATAGAATTCTATATTACATACAAACAAGATTCCCAGATTGTGGTGCTGACTCTAGTGGTAATAGAACAGCATTTAGTGGAACAAATGTGATTACAGGTGCGACTTCAAGTGCAACTGCAACACCTATTGCTAGTTCTTCAACTGTAAACGCTGTTGTATTTACATCTGGTTATTCAAATCCAGAAATACAACCTGACTCAGGTGATATTATCTATCTAGAAAATAGAGCACCAATCGCTAGGGCCTCAGATCAAACGGAAAACATTAAATTAATTATAGAATTCTAAGGGAAATATAATGGCAACCATAACCGATTTTAATGTCAGCCCTTATTATGATGACTTTGCTGACAGTAATAATTACCATAGAGTATTATTCAGACCTTCTTATTCCTTACAAGCAAGGGAACTTACTCAAGCACAAACTATTCTTCAAGCACAGATAGAACGATTTGGTAACCATACTTTCAAAGAAGGTGATGTGGTTGTACCAGGATCTGTTCAAGTAGTAAATAGAGCTTCAATTAAATTAACTTCATTTACAGGAACTAGCACTTTATCTGACTTAAAAGGTATTGTATTAACTGGTGCCACTTCAGGTGTAAAGGCAAAAGTAATAGAAACATCAGCAACTGATGGTACTGATCCTAATACTCTTTTCCTAGAATACACAAATAGTGGTTCAAATAACACTTCTACTGCTTTTACTGCAAGTGAAACCATATCAGGCACAGCAGTAATAGGCGGTGTTAGTACTAGTGTTTCTGCTGTTGTGAATACACTACATAAAGGTGTTCTTGCTAATATATCTGCTGGTATATTTTATGTTAGAGGTTTTTTTGTACAAACAGCAGCTCAACAATTAATATTAGAAAAATATACACAATTTGCTTACTATCGTGTAGGTCTTACAATACAAGAAAAAATTAACACACCAACAGATGATACTAGTTTAAATGATAATGCAGCTGGTTCTTCAAATGAAAATGCCCCTGGCGCTCATAGATTAAAATTTAACTTAACATTAGCAAAAAAAGCTATCGACTCAACTGATGATGTAGATTTTATTGAATTATCAAGAGTAATTAATGGTGTAGAAGTACAAAATAGAAGTAAAACTCAATATAATCAATTGGCTGATACGCTTGCAAGAAGAACTTTTGATGAATCTGGTGATTACACAATATCAGATTTCGATTTAGATTTAAGAGAAAGTGTCGCCTCAGGAAATAATAGAGGTATATATTCTGACGGTGCTACTACTAATGAAGGTGGTACGGCTGCAACAACAAAACTGGCAGCATTGTTATCTCCTGGTAAAGCATATGTTAAAGGTTATGAAATAGAAAAAACAGGTCCGAATATTATAGACATTGATAAGGCAAGAGAGTTTAAAGATGTAAATGCTAATGTAACCCAATTTACTTTAGGTAATTTTGTTCATATAACAAATATGTACAATGTTCCTGATATAGGAAAAGGTTTTGGTACAGGTGCAGCTGACATCAAACCATATGCAAATATAAAACTATTTGATACTGCTACAAGTTCTAGAGGAACATCAATCGCAAATGCAAACGCTGATATAAAAGAAATCGGTCGTGCTAAATGTAGAGGGATTGAAAATGTGGCAGGTACTGCAAGTGCAAGTATATATCCTACTAGTTCAGTACATAAGGCATTCTTATTTGATATAGAAATGTTTACACACATTGAGGTAGATGGAACAATTAGTAATGCTTCTGGATTTACAACTGGCGAAATAGTAACCGGCGGAACTAGTGCTGCTTCTGGTATTGTAGAAAGTATATCAAGTGAAAATAGTGCAACTATAACTGGTGCAACAACTGCTACTCCTGTTGTGGTTACTTGCTCAGGTGGTCATAACTTTAAAGAAGGTCAAGTGGTTACGATTGCAGGTGTTTCTGGTATGACTGATATCAATGGCAACTTTACTATTAAAAATCCTACCGCTACAACCTTTGAAGTATTTACAGACGCAAGTTCAGGTGGCACACCTGTTGCTAAAGGTTCTTCACAAACATATTCTGGTTCAGGTGCAACTGTAAAGCACGATGTGGTAGTTTTATCTAGTACTCAAGGAGAGTTTACAGAAAGTGAAACTATAACTGGTGCAACTTCAGGATATACTGCTGTTATACAGTTTAGTGCTTTCGGTAGAAAAGGTATTAATCCAAGAAAATTCTTTGAAACTAGACAACTGTTTAGTGATGTTACCGACATTGATTTTACTGCTGATACTACGATTGATTCAACTTATGGTGAGGTTACAACTTTAACTGGTAGTATATCAGTTGCAAATAGTGGTACTGCTGTATCTGGTTTTGGTACAAGTTTTACTACTGAATTAGTTATCGGTGATACAATAGAATTTATAGATGACGCTGGTTCAATTACAACAAAACTTGTAGAAAGTATTGAAAGTAATACTAAGTTAGAAATGACAACTGCTGTTGGTGGTTCAGGTGTTGCAACAAAAACGATTGCAATTAGAAGAAGAGCAAAAAGACAAGAGTCAAATAAAAATAGTCCTTTATTTAAATTACCCTATACTCCTGTCAAAACTTTAAAAACGACTGCTAATAGTAATGCTTCTGACACTTCATTTACTGTAAGAAGAACATTCGTAGAAACATTATCATCAACTGGTGGTGCAACTCTTAATGCAGCTTCTGGTGAAACTTTCCTTGCTAGTAGTAATACTGATTATGTAATGACTATTCTTTCTACTGGTGGTGGTGGATCAGGTGCTGTTGGTGATGTTATTACACCTACAATATCAGGAACAGGAACACAAACTTTAACTATCAATATGGGTAGTGGTTATAATGGTCACAAAGTTAAAATTATCGCAACAATAACTAGAAGTGCTGCTGGTGAAAAATCAAAAACTGCAAATGCGAATACAACTTTACAAGTTTCTACACAGGCAGCCGCTCAGGCAGATATAATTAATTTAGGTAAGGCAGATGTTTACGAACTTAATAGTGTTAAAATGGCAGCTGACTTTAGTACAAATGCTACTGCTTCAGATACAGATGTTACCGATAGATTTACACTAGATACTGGACAAAGAGATAATTTCTATGATGTAGGTAGAATAATTAAAAAAGTTAATTCAATCGCTGTAACCGGTAGATTATTAATTACATTTAAATATTACTCACACGGTGCTGGTGATTACTTTAGTGTTGATAGTTATCCAGGTGATTATGCAGATATTCAACAATACACTTCAGATACAACTGGAGAAATATTTAATTTAAGAGATTGTTTAGACTTTAGACCTAGAGTAGATGACGCTTCAACTATTGAATCTGGCGGACCTGATAGAGAATTTGACGGTACTGGTGCTTCAACTTCAGATACACCTAAATTTAATAGTTTAATATTTACAGATTTAGAATACTATTTACCTAGAATAGATAAATTATATATTGATAAATTAGGACAGTTTAGAATCAAAAAAGGTGCAGCTGCATTAAATCCTGTGGCACCTGAAGATTTAGAGGACGCTATGCACCTTTATACATTAGGTATATCGCCTTATACTTTTGGACCTGAAGATGTACAAATAGTTCCTCAAGACAATAGACGATATACAATGAGAGATATCGGTAGATTAGAAAAAAGAATACAAAATGTTGAATATTATACTCAGTTATCTTTATTAGAAACAGCTGCAGAAAATTTACAAATACAAGACGCAGATGGTTTCGATAGATTTAAAAATGGATTTATTGTAGACAACTTTACAGGTCACAATATAGGTGATGTTAATAATGAAGGATATAATATTGCAATGGATATGGCAAATGGTGAGGCGAGAAGTCCTCACTTTACAGACGCTGTAACCTTAGTAGAATCAACTGATACTGGTAGTACCTCAGCTACAGATTTAACAGACGCACATAGAACTAGTAAACATTATCAGAAAACTAGTGATTTTATTACATTACCTTATAGTGAGATAAGTATAATATCTCAACCGTATGCTACAACAACTGAAAATATTAATCCATTTGATGTTATTGTTTGGTCAGGACAAATTGCTTTAGATCCGCCTAGTGATGAGTGGAGAGAAGTAAGAAGGCAACCAGACTTACAAGTGGTTACAGACGGTGCGTTTGATACCTTTGTTGCTGGTAGAACTACAAATAGAGATGGTTCGTTTACAACAGGTACGGTATGGAATGAATGGCAAGATTTCTGGACTGGCTCAACAACTTCAACGGTAACTGGAACAGAAGCTGCTACTACACAAAGAGATAGAGTAGATATTATAAGACGAGATACCAGAGTTAGACAAAGAAGAACTGGTATCAGAACGGACATAGTACCACGAATAGTACAAAGAGCAAGAGGTGACAGATTAGTTAACCTTGCCTTTATACCATTCATTAGAAGTAGAACGATTACATTTACTGCAACTGGATTAAAACCAAGTACAAGAGTTTATCCTTTCTTTGATAATGTTGCAATTACAAGTTATGTAACCCCTAGTGGTGGTTCACTTGGTGGTTCTTTAATTACAGACGCTAATGGTGCTTTAACGGGAACATTCGCTATACCTGATTCAACAGTAGATTCAAATCCTAGATGGAGAACTGGAACAAGAATATTTAGATTAACTGATAGTAGCACAAACTCTAATATTTCAACCGATGTTAGAACATCCGCTGAAGCTAGATATACTGCCGAGGGTAGATTAGAGACAAGACAGGCAACTGTACATTCAACCAGAGAAATAGAATTTAGAAGAACAAACCTAACAGGTACTCAAGAGATAACAAGAAGTAATACAGTTAGAGAATCCGTTGCTGGTACTCAATTAACTGCACCGGTGACTCAATGGCCGTTTACTTTTGATATATGGAGTATTTTAAATATTAATTTTACACCAGGTTGGTTTGATCCTCTTGCACAATCTTTTACTGTTCCTACCGATGGTGGTGCTTTTATAACTTCGGTAGATGTTTATTTTAGAACAAAAGATACTGCTGTGCCAGTAACCCTGCAACTAAGAACAATGAGTAATGGTTATCCTACTAATCAAATTGTTCCTTTGGCAACAAAAACTTTGAATCCAGGATCAGTAAATACTTCAACTGATGGTTCAACTGCAACTAGATTTACTTTTGACGCACCTATATTTTTACCTGATACTGACGCTTTTGCTCTTGTACTACTTGCCAATAGTGTAGACTATAATGTTTATGTTGCTGAGACAGGTCAAAAAACTTTAGATTCTAATAGACTAGTATCAAAACAACCAGCTACGGGAGTTTTATTTAAATCTCAAAATGGATCTACTTGGTCTGAAGATCAAACTAAAGATATGAAATTTCAATTAAATAGAGCAGTATTTGATGTATCTAAAACAGGAACATTAACACTTGTAAATGACTCTACTCCTACCAGACAACTAGGGGCAAATGCTTTACAAACAACTAGTGGTTCTGCTGTTATTAGAGTTAGACAACCAAATCATGGTATGCATGGAGTAAGTAATAATGTAACCATATCAGGTGCAACTACAACAAATAATATACCTGCAAGTGAAATAAATACTACACATACAAGTATTTCTAATATTACAATAGATTCATACGATATTACAGTTTCTACTAATGCAAATGCGACATCAACTGGTGGTGGTTCTAATATTGTTGCAACACAAAATATGATAATGGATCAGGCAATGCTTAGTATTCAAAATATGAATTTACCTGAGTGTACAACAAATATATTTTTAAGATCAACTAGTGGTAAATCAGTAAATGGTTCGCAAACAGAATTTTCTTTACTTGCTGCTACTGCAAAAGAACAGGTTGATATATTTCAAAATATATTATTTACAACACCTCAAATGGTTGCTTCAGATATTAACCAAACAAATGAAATGTCAGGTAGTAAGTCATTATTTAATACATACGAAATATCATCTACAATAGATAATGTTTCACCTGTAATTGACCTTGCAAGAAAGAGTATTTTCTGTACTCAAAATAGAATTGATAGTCCTACTACTGGTAATCATCCAGAGTTTGTTGCTGAAACTAAGAATGTAGGCGGTAGTTCAAGTTCTGCTTATATTACAAGACCGATAGAATTAGATAATGAGTCAACTGCCTTAGATATCAGAATTAGTGCTAATATTAGATCATCTTCTTCGGTAGAATTGTATTATAGAGTATCTGGTGGATCTGAAACTAGAAAGATAGATGACATTGACTTTAAACCATTTAATTCAACTGGTGCTTCTGATAGTACAGTACCACCCGCTGAAGATTATGAAACCTTTAGTGAATACAAATATAGTGTAGCTGGGTTAGAAGGATTTACTTCATTCCAACTCAAGGCAGTTCTAAAAGGAACTAATAGTGTTTATCCACCTAGACTAAAAGACTTGAGAGGTATCGCATTGGCAGTATAATGACTAAATTAAAAGTAGAAGGACACGAAAATTTGGTAAGAGATGAAAATAGTAATGCTATAATCAATACTGATAAATCTTCATATGAAGTTTATATGAAAAAGGTAACTGCAAGAAGAACAGAAAAAGCACAAATTAGAGGTTTAGTTAGAGAAGTAAACGAATTAAGAGAAGATTTTAAAGAGATAAAAAATTTATTAACAAAGATGGTAAATACAAATGGCAGATAGAAATGTAACCACATCCAATACTCTAGAAGAGTTTAGAGTCGAGTTTAATGAACTCGCTGTAGATGTAGGTGATATTGCAAGTATAACTGGTGCTTCAGGACAGATTGCTTCTGCTACTGATGTAATAGAGGCCGTGGTAACACTAAATAATGGTAGTGCAACTGCTGCTAGTCCTACATTTACTGGCGTTGCAAGTTTCCCAGATGGTACTGCAGGCGCTCCGTCTATCACAAATACTGGTGATACTAATACAGGTATATTCTTCGGTGGTGCGGATCAAGTAGATATAGGTGTTGGAGGCACAGGAGTTGTATCTGTAACCTCTACTGGTATGGCCGTCACAGGTAATATTACTGCGACTGGCAATATTACAATGGGGGATGCTAATACTGATAATATTACATTTAATGCTGATGTTAATTCTAATATTGTGCCTAATTCACACGATAGTTTTAGTTTAGGTATTGATACTCAGTCTTGGCAAAACTTATATTTAAGTAATGGTATTATCTTTGAAGGAACAGGAGTTGACGCTCACGAAACAACTTTAGTGGCAACAAATCCTACTTCGGATGCAACGGTAACTATACCTAATGAAACAGGTACATTAGTAACCACAGCGACTACCGATGCTGCTCTTGCTACTTCAACGATTTCGACAAAAGGATTTTCTATTGCTATGGCAGTAGCATTAGGATAATAAATATAATAGGAAAACAAAATGGCAAACGATTTTAAAAAGGCAGTACAATCAAGTATAGGGGTTACAGCGTCACCGACTAGTTTATACACAGTACCCGCAGGTAAAACTTCAATTCTAATTGAATTGGATTTGTGTAATAAAACTAATGCGTCAGTACAATGTGGAGTTATACTATCTCACGGAGGAAGTACAGATATTAATGTAATTAAAAATGTACCTATTCCTGCTGGTTCAACTTTAAAAGTTATATCAGGACAAAAGATAGTGGCCGAAGCAGCTGATGTTTTAAAGGTATCTTGTAGCGCGGCAAGTTCAGTTGACGCAATACTTTCAATACTTGAAGATGTTAATTCTTAATAAAGGATAAAAATGGGTAATTTTATAGGACCAGAACCGGTTAGAAGTTATGCACCATTGGCTGTAAAAGACGATTTCAGCGGTGATGGATCTACGACTACATTTGATTTATCTAGAGATATAACTCCTGGTGGTCAAAATAGTTTATTGTTATATGTTGGTACAACAATACAAGAACCTGGTGTTGATTACACAATAGGTAATGATGGTTCAGGTAACCCTAGAAGAATAACATTTACCTCTGCACCAGCAAGTGGTTCAAATAATATTTTTGCTATTCATAGAGATAGAGAGACTGGAAGATTTACACCTGATGATAATTCAGTAGGTAATGGTCAACTAGAATCAACTGCTATTACAGGATTTTCTAATGTAACCGCTGCAAGTGGTGATAGTCTTTTAATATCAGATGTTTCAGATAGTGGTAATTTAAAAAAGGTAACAGCAACATCAATAGCCGCTCTTGCAAGTACAGACTTAGTAGGAGATACATCACCTCAACTTGGTGGTGACTTAGATGTAAACGCTAATGATATTGTTTCCGCTGGTAATAATGATATTACTTTACTTCCAAATGGTACTGGTAAAGTTATTATTGATGGTAATGGATCTAGTGGCGGTGTATCTATTGATGATGGTAATATTGATATTAGAACAGCAACAGGTGTCGTATCAAAAGTAAAATTTTATTGTGAATCATCTAACGCACACGCTCAAACACTTCAAGCACAACCTCATTCAGCTGCAAGTAGTGCTGTATTAACATTACCAGTAGCAACAGGAACTCTTGTTGGTACCGGCGATACTAGTTCAGTATCAAATACAATGTTAGCAGGTTCAATCGCTGCTTCAAAACTTGCAGGTAGTATCGGTAATTCAAAATTAAGTAATTCTTCAATTACTGTTTCAGACGGTTCTAGTTCTACTGCAATCGCTTTAGGCGGTACTGCAACATTTTCAGGTACTGCAAATGAGGTAGATGTCGCTGAGAGTTCAGGAACAATCACTATTGGTTTACCTAACGATATAGTTGTTGCGGGTAATCTAACTGTTAATGGTACTACAACAACAATAAATACAACTAATCTTGCCGTTACGGATAATTTAGTTGAATTAAATCAAGGTCTTACTGGGGCTGCTTCTAATGATTCAGGTATTCTAATCGAAAGAGGTTCAACAGGTAATAATGCAATTATGGCTTGGGATGAAAGTGCTGATAGTTTTATACTAGGTACTACGACTGCTACAGCTTCAGATACAGGTAATTTAACTATTGCAGCTGCACCGCTTGCTGTTTCGTCAATATCTGCTACTGAATTAGATATGGGAGATAGTCAAAAAATCAAACTAGGTGCAGGTAATGATTTAGAAATTTATCACAATGGTAATGACTCTATCATAGCAGATACTGGCACAGGCGATTTAGTTATTGCTGGTGATCAAGTGCAAATAACAAATGCGGCTGCTAGTGAAAATAAAGCTATATTTACATCTGATGGTGCGGTTTCACTTTACTATGATAATGTAAAGAAATTTGAAACCACTTCTGCTGGGGCTACAATTACAGGTGACACTACATTAACAGGTCAGTTATCTTTAGCAAATTCTCAAAAAATAAAACTTGGCAACTCTGATGAATTAGAAATTTATCACGATGGTACTAATTCTTATATTACAGAAAGTGGTGGTTCAGGAAATTTAAGACTTCAAGGACAAACTGTTAGATTAGAAAAAGCGTCTGATGGTGAAATTATGCTTGAAGCCACTAATGATGCTGGAGTAGATATACGCTACGATGGATCAACTAAACTTGAAACTACTAATACAGGAGTTACCATAACAGGTACTGCAACTGCAACTACATTTAGTGGTTCTGGTGCAAGTTTAACAAGTTTACCTGCTGGCAATCTAACAGGCACACTACCTGCAATTAGTGGTGCAAGTTTAACAAATTTACCTCTCGGACCATCTAGTGCAACTGCTGTAGGTGCTATAAAATATTTTGCTCTTTATTACAAAGGTTCTGGTGGTGCTCCAACTAGTGCAAGTATAGGTAATGGAAGTGAGGTTACTCCATCGACTTATGATGTGAGTAATTTGTATTTATCTAATAGTCCTGAATATAAGCGTAGTGGATCTTCTGCAGGACCACAAGATGTAAACAATCTTAGTTATTTAGTTCCGGGTTTTGCTGGAACAAATGATATAACAGGTAAAACAAGAGCGTCTGAATCAGGAACTTGGAGATGTATTTCAAGTACTATTTATTCTAGATTCACAACATCAGGAAACTCCGGAGGAACTTATTATGTTTCTGGCGGCGGATTATTTCAAAGGGTATCATAATGGGATTAGACACATATATAGGAAGAGAACCGACATTCGGTGATTTAGAAAAACAAACTATCACAGGCGATAATAGTACAACTGTATTTAATTTAGATTTTGCTGTTGGTGACACAGCACATATTTTAGTTATATCAAATGGTGTTATATTAACACCGGGAACTGCTTATTCATTAAATGGTACAGGCACTCAAATAACATATGCCGTGGCACCTTCATCAAGTCAATCACACCACATATTATACTTAGGTAAACAGCTTCAGGTTCCTTCTAGTGTAATTGACGCAAATGGTCAAGAGTTTATTCTAGACCTAGATGGTGATTCAAGTATTACAGCAGATACAGATGATAAAATAGACATTAGAGTAGGGGGATCAGATGTTGGTTTCTTTAACTCGGCAGGATTTACAACAACAGGTGTGGTAACTGCTGGAGGTTTTACAATTGGTAATGCTGTAATAACAGAAGCAGAATTGGAAATACTAGATGGTGCTTCGGTTACAACTGCTGAATTAAATGTATTAGATGGTATTCCTGGCACACTAACTGCTACAGAATTAGGATATGTTGATGGCGTATCCTCTGCTATTCAAACACAATTAGATGGTAAACAGGCAACTATTACAGGTTCTGCAACAACTATTGATACAGAATCCTTGACTGCAAGTAGAGCAGTTGTGTCTAACAGTTCACAAAAAATTGCTGTGTCTGCAACTACTGAAACAGAATTAGGATATGTAAATGGTGTTACCTCTGCTATTCAGACACAATTAGACGCAAAGGCACCTCTCGCTTCACCTACATTTACAGGAACAGTTACCGCTGCGACTGCAAACTTTAGTGGTGATGTTGGTTTAACTGGTAGTGCAAACTTAACGATTGCAGGAAATCTAACAGTAAATGGTACAACGACAACTGTATCAACAACAAATACAACTGTTACCGATAATTTATTAGAATTAAATAGTGGTGCGAGTTCAAATGCGAATGACTGTGGTATTATTATTGAAAGAGGATCTACTGGTAACAATGCGATTATGGCTTGGGATGAAAGTGCTGATGGATTTATATTTGGTACTACGACTGCAAATGCAGATGGTACTGGAGATTTAACAATCGCAGCTGCACCCCTAACTGTTAGTCAACTAAATGTAGCAGATGACGCTCAAATTAGAGTAGGTGATTCTCAGGATTTATTAATATTCCATGATGGTACTAACAATCTTAGTGTTATTAGGGATGCAGGTGCTGGTGGTTTAGATATAAGAGCAAGTGCCGTGGCAATAGAAAACGATGGCGGAACTGAAACAATGGCAACTTTTGCTGTTGATGGTGCGGTCACTTTATATCACGATAATACTGCTGTATTTGCAACAGCTGCTGATGGTATTGATGTAACCGGTAAGGTTGACGCAAGTGGTGCTATTGAGGGTGTTGGTGCTACAATCACAGGTTCTACTGAATTAACTTCACTTGGTGTTGGCACTGCTGCTTCAGGAACTACTGGTGAGATAAGGGCAACCAACGAGGTCACTGCTTATTATTCTTCAGATGTTGCATTAAAAGAAAATATTACAACAATAGATAATGCCTTAGATAAAATTAATTCTCTACAAGGTGTTAAGTTTGACTGGACAGATGAGTACATTAACTCTCGTGGTGGTGAAGATGGATTTTTTGTTAGAAAACACGATACAGGTATAATTGCTCAAGATGTTGAAAAAGTTTTACCTGAAATTGTTGCTAAAAGAGCAGACGGGTTTAAAGGTGTCAAATATGAAAAACTTATGGGGTTAGTAATTCAGGCAATTAAAGAATTATCTAAAAAAATGGATGAGAAATAATGACATTACAAGCTTCAGGTGCTATATCATTAACTAATCTAAAAAACGAATACGGCGGTTCTTCTACAAATATTAAGTTAGGCGATTATGCGGCTAAGTTTAATGATGGTGCTCATATTGTTTATTCAGTAGGTTGGAATGGCTATCATCTCACTATTAACGGCAGTAGTATAACCGATTCAGGTGCTGCATTAGATATACTAGTATATGGTATCACCCACGATACTAGGGTAACCTTTCTTCTAGATAGTACTGTAACCGTTCCTGTTTATTTAAGAACCACATACGGAACAGATAATACTAATTTAATTACTACTGGTGTTTCTAATAACGGTTCTAATTACAATACAAGTAGTGCTTATCACTCTGGTTCATACACACAAATCCATATATCAGATCCAGGTGCAGCTTTAGGTAATGATGGTGCTGAATACCCACCAGCTGGCAGTGGTAATTACATTTACCTTATGACGAATCAAACACAAGTAGTTAGTGCTAGTGATTCAACAGTTGCTTACAATGTAATTCAAGTTGATCCCGAAACAAATAGAAATGTAACCATAAAACACCCTTATGTTGATCTTGCATTCCCTTCAGCTTTAAGTGGAGGTAGTGAAGATTCTTTAGTGGGTGGTGGAACTTACTACTCTTTAAGTTCTTCATCTCATCCTGGACTTGTTAGAAATGGTAAATCTATTACTATAAAAGGCACTTGTGGTGCTGTTTCACCAGGACCTGCAAGCTTTAATGGTCCTGCTAATATTGCTATTGGAATATTTGGTTATCCATTTACTTTAACAGACTCAAACAACCATACACACGGAAGAACAATTGGTACATTTGGAAATATTTACTTTAGTAAGTCTATCAATCCATTTAACAGTTGGACTTCTAATAGTGGTTCAGGTATGGCTTCTTTTTATGCAGCACAAATGCCAACATCACCAACAAGTTCATCTTTAGGTAGTGGTTGGTCTGCAAGTTGGAGTTCTTCAGGAAGTGATTTAATTGTTACCTTAACTAATGGTACAGGTAGTGATTATTATTTAATACCTCAAAATTCGGCTAATGGTAGTAATATCTTACCTTGGAACCTTATGTGGCCTGGTAGTGATTTTCAATATTACTATACCCAATCCTCTAATCAACTCAATGGTGGTTCAACACAAAGATATGGTCAAAATCTTTATAGTTATCTTTTCACCTTATTATCTAATAGTGAAGGCACTAATCAGAGTTTTGCTAGTTTTCTAGCTTATCATACTTCAAATGCTGATAGAGCAGCTGTAATTGCAGATTTATTACAATTATATAATGAGTTTGATGGACAAGGTGTTAACGGTGGTGATTATAGAGATGAAGGTCTAAATGTTGGTAATGGTTATGGGTTAGCTGGACGACTTAGCAGTATTTATGCAACAGAACCTACAACAGGAACTCTTAGAATTCATGGTAGAACAGGTGGTAATGGTTATCTTGGCGGTAAAATGGTAACCACATATCAAAATTATCATACCACAAATGTATATAGTGGACCTACATTTGGATCAAATTCTGCTCAAGGTGCTACAAATTTTACTCCAACAATAACTTATGATGGTATCTATGATGGTGCTGGAACTTCCACTTCTAGAATTGGAAATGCAAATACAAATACTGGTAGAGCAACATTAAAGTCTAATATAAAAATGTCAGAGTTCTATGAGGGTAAAGCATAATGAAAACAATACATAAACATATATACTGGAAAGAAGAAGAAATTAATGGCGAGAAGAAAAAGGTTCCTTATATCTTAGGAGTAGTAAAGAAAGATGAAAACCATACTGTGGTATATTCACATCCAGAAGGTATGCCTAATCCGTTTTTTGATCCACCTAATTTAAGTAATGCCCGAGTTAGAGAAGATATCAAAAAAGCACAAAAAGAACTTGAAAAACTAGAGGTTCCTTTTGGACCTCATATTAAATAACATATAAATAATATTATGACAACGCCAACAGGACAAATAAGTTTTGAAAATATAAGATCAGAGTTTGGTCGACCACAGGCCAATAACACTCTAAATTCATACTATAGCGGTGGAACTGCTCTAGGGGCACCTCTTGCAAATGTTCCTTCAAGTGGGGCAATCTCAATGTCTCAATTAAGAAATACTGCAAAAATAAGTGGCGGTGGTGATAGACACAATATATCTTCTGGTTATCCTAATGCTACTAATATAATATTCTTTACAAATCAAGACTGTTATTCAAACACAACAGGCACTGCTGCCCTATATTTACCTGGTAGTAGAACAGGCGCAACTTCAGTAATCATTAATCACGGCGTATATGGTCGAAGTGGTAATGGTGGAGGAGGTCAACCTGTTTCACACTCAAGTAATGGTAATGCACAACCCACAGGAGGTGCAGGTAATGGTGGCGGTGGTGGTACAGCAGTTTCAATAGGTTCTCCTGCTTTCATAGATAATAACTCAAATGTATATGGGGGATCGGGTGGCGGAGGCGGAGGTTCTGCCTACGGTGCAAATATAACAGGTGCAATTAATAATGGTATAACTTGCACATCAACAACATTTAAAGGTATTACAACAAACACTAATGGTTCTACTGCATTTACGATAGGTTCAGGCGGCGGCGGTGGTGGCGGCGGTGCTCAACCGGGTAATATAAGTGATGGCGGTGGCGGTGGTGCAGGTGGCGGAGGTCACACAACTAACTTTGCAAATGGTAATGTAAATGTAACCACATCAGGAACACAATGTTCATCTAATGGTTCTTTCTTTAATGGTAGAATTGTAAGAATGGTATCGAATCAAGGTAATTTTGGCAACACGCCAGGCGGTTCTGGAGGCTCTAATGGTAATGCAGGATCAGGTAGAATTGCAACAAGTGGTACTGTATCTTTTCCAGCATTAAATCAAAATGGTGTGAGTATAAGTAGTAGAGGAGTATCTGCGAATGGAGGTGCTTCTAATGGAGGAGGTGCTGGTAATTCATTCTCTGGTTATAATACATATAATCAAACAGTACACGGTATTGCTTCAACATCAGGAACAACAAACGGGAATTTCTCATAATGGCAACAATAACATGGAAAGTAAAAGAGTCTAACGAAAACGGAACTCTAGTTGAATATACAGATGGTACACATACTTGTTATACAAGAATGGGTGAAACATTTACGAGTAATAGAACTAGTGGTAGTTTAAATTACGAAGATATTGATAAATGGTTAGCAACAAATCAAGATACAATTATTAAAATGTTTGCTGAACAGGAAGATGATGATTTTAAGGATGAAGGTGTTTTTGAATTATGAAACTAGATCCACAATTTCATCCAGATCAATCTGAAGCGAAATTGAGATACTTTGAAGAGGAACTTACCAAAAGAGTACAATACAAAGAAAAAGGTAGGTCTCTAAAACATACAGAAACTTGGAATTTTGATGATATAAATATTCAAGCAACACACACTAATTCAGAGGATAAGTTTACAGTATTATTCTGTGAAGATGGTCAGGTAACAATTAATGATGTAATATCTTTAAATCAGTCCGATATCTTAATTTGTAAACAATTAGGTAAAAATTATGTTATTAAAAATATGTATTTTGAAAGTGGAAGTATAATTCATGCCTTTATATAAAAAACTAGATGTAAACCAAGAATCTACAATCAATGAACCTTTACTAGAAACAACAATAGAAAAGGCAACTGGTGGTAATGTTAGAACAACTGGCACTAGATTAGTACAAAAAAATATTGTTGTTAGATGTTTACCTAACATATATTATAATACTATTGCTGAAGGTGAGGGGCCTATATTCAATAATAGTGCTGTACCTGAGTATTGTAGAACTAATTTATCTGTACAAGTAATATGGAATAATGGTATTAGTTGGACATTAGATAATGATGAAACTATTACTTTAAGACCTGGTTCTTATCAAACTTTGAATGATAAAAATAATTTTGTTATTAAGTATGGAGATGAAATACAAAAAACAAATCAAGGCACGCTTTTAGATAATATTACCTATGATGGTGAAGAAATATATTTTCCAGGTGAATCACAATACACACAAAAAGACGCAAACTTTAATGGTGGATTTTATTTCTTTCTAGGAATTATTCACGATATTACTTATTCAGCACAGTCTTGGTATCCTAGAATTGTAAATCATTATACCAATGTAGTAGATCGTACTGTTAAAATCGTTAAAGATGATAATGCTATACAACATTTTCTATTTGTTACCTCAGGAACTTTAAATGTGAGTGAAGGACTGAAACAAAGAAACTTTAACAAAGAGTCTTGCCTTTTATTGCAAAAAAATAAAGAATACACACTATCACAAGTTGGTGATGAAATGATGAATGTTTATGAATTTAAATCTGTTAAAAAAGCCACTACTGACTAAAAGAGGCCTGAATAATGTAAAACTAGCAGGTCGAGAAGCGTGGGAGTCTACCGTTTTTCAACTTTCAATTTATAGTCTTGCAATTCTTTTTTTAATATTTTATCCAGTCAATTACATTTTAGCACCATTTACTTCTATTTCAGTTTCACTTGTTATGGGATTTGCGATAGGTATATTTTTACATAGAGGTTTTGTACATAAACAGTTTCAAACTTATTCATTCTTACAAAAACCTGCCTTGTTTATTGCAAGTATGGTAATGTTTACTACATCTATTCGTTGGTCTTTTGCTCATATGTATCATCACAAATTTGTTGATACAGACCAAGACCCACACAATCCTATGAGTATAGGTCTGATAGGTTCTGCATTTCCTATCTTCTGGAATAAATTTCCTGTATCAATGCGAGATATGTTAAGACTTAAAGGTCATTTCAAAGACCCATATCATAAGTTTATGGAAAAGTATTTTGCTTTTGTAGTT